ATCTTATATCCTGTATCGTGGTTATTCAACGTACAATTATACATACTCTGTTACATAATATGGTATACTAGTGTTATGAATATCGACCCAAACAAAGACATCGGGCAGGTTATGCCCAATCAAATCGGAAAAACTAAGATTTCCGTTGTAGAAGAGCCATTCTCAAACTATGGCATTTATGTATGGCAGTTGCCATCTGGTAAGATTTTTTGCGATGATGAAGGTAACGCTCTATCAATTGACTCAATGCGTGACGACCAATCTAGAATTAATCTTTTGCAAAAAGAAGCATCTTGGCTAGGTCAGCCAGTCGGAAGACCACTATTTTTTGCCAATGTTCGCAAGGTATCTGATGAAGAATACTCAGAACAACTAGACAGAATGTCTCAAGGTTTTATCCCATCTGAAACAGACCTTGGAGCACTTATCGATGCCAAACGAACATTTAACCAATTTGGAAGTGATGACTAATGAGTTTCTACGAATACGCTAATACACCTGCTCGCTTAGACGAGACCCCATCAGAAAAGAACGAATTTGCTGAAATGGACCCATTTACAAAATCTTGGGACGAAGTTCGACTATTTTCTGGAATGAATGCAAACTTCAAGCGTAAAAGTACAAGAGTGGCAAAGGCTCTGGGTGACGATGCATACCTTGAAGCAGCAAGTGCAATTAATAGCGGTATTGGTGGAGCACGTTCAAATGCAATTAACCCAGGTGTAGTATTTCGTAACGCCTACTCACTTTTTGATGTAATTACCCCACCGTATAATCTTTATGAACTAGCAAGTTACTATGACACATCATTTGCCAACCACGCTGCTATTGACGCAAAGGTAGAAAACACAGTTGGTCTTGGTTATGACTTTGTTGTTTCTGATAAGACTAGTCTTAAACTAGAAGCAGCCAGTGCAGAACAGATGGACCGTGCTCGTAAGCGTATTGAAAGACTTAAAGTTCAACTTCGTGACTGGCTTGAGAGTTTGAATGCAGATGAATCATTCTCTTCTGTTATGGAAAAGGTATTTACCGATGTTCACGCTATGGGAAATGGCTATATTGAAGTTGGCAGAACCGTAACTGGTGAGATTGGATACATTGGACATATCCCTGCTGCTACCATGCGTGTACGCAGATTGCGTGACGGATACGTTCAGATTATTGCGAACAAGGTTGTTTATTTCCGTAACTTTGGTGCAAAAAACCAGAACTATATTACCGATGACCCACGTCCAAACGAGATTATCCACATTAAGGAATACTCTCCACTAAATACTTTCTATGGTGTTCCAGACGTAATGGCTGCTATGGCTTCTATTCTTGGTGACCAACTTGCATCACAATACAACATTGACTACTTTAACAACAAGGCTGTTCCACGCTACATTGTTACTCTAAAGGGTGCACAACTTACACAGGAAGCAGAAGACAAGTTGTTCCGTTTCCTACAAACTGGTCTTAAGGGTCAGTCACACCGTACACTTTATATTCCACTTCCTGGCGATACAGAGAGTAATAAGGTTGAGTTTAAGATGGAGCCTATTGAGAATGAGCCACAAGAAGGTTCATTTGCTCAATATCGTCAACAGGTTCGTGACGACATTCTTGTAGCCCATCAAGTTCCACTTTCAAAACTTGGCGGTAGCGATGCATCTAACTTAGCAGCATCACTATCACAAGACCGTACATTTAAAGAACAGGTTGCTCGTCCAGCACAGCGTAATCTTGAAAAGATTCTCAACAAGATTATTCGTGAGAAGACAGACATCCTTGAACTTAAGTTTAACGAACTTACTCTTACTGATGAACTTGCTCAGTCACAGATTCTTACAAACTATGTTAAGAATCAGATTATGTCGCCTAACGAGGCTCGTGAAATTCTTAATCTTTCCGAACGTCCAGATGGTGACGAGATGGTTGTTCCAACGCCACGACAGGCTGCAGATGCTAATGCTAATAATGCACAGAACAGAACTCGTGATGGAGAACGCCAGCAAGCACAGGCTGATAATACAGCGACTACTCAGGGTAGAAATCCAAAGGGTGAAGGGAGACGCTCTCAGTAACAAAAATATGCTATAATAACATTTGCATAACACTTTGTTAAAAAGGGGCTATAATTATCATATGAGTATTCAAAAGGCACACTTCGACACTGACGGAAACAATGTCAGAATTTCGATGCCACTAACCAAGGTAGACACAGAACGCCGTATTGTTTCTGGCTTTGCAACCCTAGACAACCTTGACAGACAAAATGATATTGTCACACCAGAAGCATCCCTAAAGGCTTTTAACAAGTTCCGTGGCAACATCCGTGAGATGCATCAGCCAAAGGCTATTGGCAAAATGGTGGCATTTAAAGAAGACAAATACTTTGACCCAGAGACAAAGAAGTTTTACTCAGGCATCTATGTTTCTGCATATGTTTCTAAGGGTGCTGAAGATACCTGGCAAAAGGTTCTTGACGGAACTCTTTCAGGTTTTTCAATTGGCGGTAAGATGAATAAGTGGGATGACGCTTATGACGAAAAGATGGACACTACCGTTCGAATTATTAAAGAATATGACTTAACCGAACTATCGCTTGTCGATAGTCCTGCAAACCAATTTGCCAACATTTTGTCGGTAGAGAAGGTAGATGGCGTAGATAAGGTTACTGGAGATGCTGTAGATACAGTTCTAGAAAATGTTTTCTGGGACAAAGAATCAGAACTTGTCATTCTGTCAGAAGATGAAACAGCCCTAAGTCCAGTTACTGGTAGCCAAATGCAGAATATCGGGTTTGTTGAAAAATCAGACGATGATAAAGTAAACATGATAAAGTTCTTAGTTGATAGTGCTAAAGGCATTAATACTTCTAAGACTATTAAAAAGGAGAATGATAACATGACTGAAAACGAAAACGTTGAATCAGTTGATGTCGCTCCAGAGGCAGAAGTTGTTGACGCTCCTGCTACAGAAGAAGTTGTTGAAGAGGCTGCTCCAGTAGCCGAGCCAGCACATGTAGAAGAAGTTGTAGAAGAAGTCCCAGGTTCAGAGGAAGTAATTGCCAAGGCAGTTGCGGAACTTGGTTCAACTGTTACAGCAGCCTTTAGCGACATTGCAGCAATCGTCAAGTCACTAGCAGATGCAAATGCATCACTAGCAAACGATGTTGCTGAACTAAAAAAGTCTCTCGGACACGTTACTGAAGTAGTAACCGAAACTGAGACAAATCTTGGAAAGCGTATTGATGCAGTAGAAGCAGATACCGCTTTCCGTAAGTCTGGTGACCTCGGAGAGGTCATTCAGGAACCAGTACTGGTGGAAAAATCAGTATGGGGCGGAAGTTTCCTCACAACATCCGATTTACTAAAATAATCACTCAGGAGGTGAAATAAAAAATGTCAGAAGAAATTATCAAAAATATGCCTTCAACCGCTAGTCCAGTAAGCAATTACCCTAACGCTGAAGGTGCTTTCGGAGCAACAGGACAGCCAACTAATGGCACTGGTGCTTTCTCGGAACACGGTACATACCTAAGTAACAGCCCAACCGCTAACTTTGGTGTTACCACAGGACCAAATGGTGTAAACCCATCTGCTACTGCAAGTCCAACTTACCCAGGTACTGGTATCCTACGCCCTGAACAGGCTCGCCGTTTTATCGACTATGTTTGGGACGCAACCACACTTGCACAGGACGGACGCAGAGTAACAATGAGAGCAAACACAATGGAACTTGAGAAGATTAACGTGGGAGACCGTGTTATTCGTGCTGCAAGCCAGGGTGTTTCAACTTACACCAACACTGGTGCTACATTCTCTAAGGTCGAACTTACTACTAAGAAGATTCGTCTTGACTGGGAAGTATCGTCAGAGTCTCTAGAGGACAACATCGAAGGTGCTGCTCTTGAGGACCACTTGGTTCGCTTGATGACCAATGCATTCGGTAACGACATCGAAGACCTAGCCATTAACGGTGACGGTTCGACAGGTTCGTTCCTAAGCATTATGAATGGATTCATCAACATTGAGAAGACCTCGCCTAACACAGGTGCAGGTACTAACCTCGGAAAGGCTCACGAAGTTGTGGACACAGGCTTCACTGACTGGACAACTGACAAGTTGCAGTCTTTGATTCTTGCCATGCCACGCCGTTACCGTGCTATCACTAATGGACTCAAGTTCTACGCTGGTACAGACACATTTGCTAACATTGTTAAGAACAATGCTACAGTCTACAGCCAGATTGGTTCTACTGAAGAGACTCGTGGTGCTTTCATTGGCGGTGCTGGTCAGACCTTTGGTGGTGCTCGTCAGACTCGTGTTCTAGGTATTCCTGTTCTTGAAGTTCCTTACTACCCTGCTGGATTTGTTGACCTAACATTCCCACAGAACCGTATTTGGGGCTTCCAGAGAGACATCACTGTGAACCGTTTCTACGTTCCTAAGAAGGACACAATTGAATACACTGTATTCGTTCGTTTCGGAATTGCCTGGGAAGAACTTGATGCAGTTGCATTCGCAGACACAACTACAGATGCATAATCTGTAAATGTCACCCTTTGATTGGGGGTAGGGAGTAAAATCTCTACCCCCTTTCTACATTTATCTGGTATAATTAAAATAAATTCTAAGGAGGATTTATTATGGCTGAAGCAAAAAAGACACCTACACCAAAGCCTGTCGTTGAAGAAACAGTTGTTGAAGAAACAGTTGTTGAGGCAGTGGCAGAAGCAAAGGTAGAAGAGGTTGTCACAGCACCAGAACCTACAAAGGACGTTCCTACATTGGGATTCAATGAAGACGGAGTAATGGGTTCTACAACAACAAAGGCTCAGGAATCTAAGAAAGAGCCAGTAAATAAGGTAGACATGCCAGAAGGCAAGACTGCCCTATTCTCTACAAGAAATCTTTATGCAAGCGGACCTGGAAAGATTAATGTTGGTTACAACATTGTTCCAAACAAGTACGTTGATTTCTGGCTAAAGCAGCGTGGTGTACGAGTAGCGACACCTGAAGAAGTTGCGGAGGCGTTTGCCTAAATGGAAGTATTGAGGGTTCCACCTTATCCAATTGCAACAACATGGGAAGTTCCAGATGCGAACTCGCCATATGTTTTTGAAATAGAGGATTTGGTGGACCACTCAATCGAACGCACAGAGTTGACATCTGACGCTCAATCAACACTTACCTACACAATTCCAAGGTCAAAGGCTCAATACGACCGTGACTTTGCAGTAAAGATTTACGACACAGACTTATATGGAGAAATTGTTACAGAGTCAAACCTTACAATTTATCGTCCATACATTGACCCAAATATGCTGGGCACAACAACACAAGAAATTTATGAATATAAAGAGTATGAAATCATTGCTCGTTCTATCATTGATACCTACCTACAGGAAGGTTCTGGAACTGGTGGTGCTTTCTATAACCACAAACTTGTTGTTCAGCGTACAGGTGAGGGTAATGACTATTTCCCAGTATGGCATCCAGTAAACCGTGTACTCAAGGTATATGAAAACAACGTTCTAGTCTATGATGCAGAGAATACTCCAATTGGTATATCACTACAAAACGTGGACGTTACTAGCGGTCTTGTTACACTAACAACAAATATTTCACATGGCTTTCAGGTTGGTCAAACAGTTACAATTTCTGGAGTAGTTCCATCAAAGTTTAATGGCTCATTTACTGTTAAAGAAGTGCCAACTGCAACAACATTTAAACTAGACAATACAACAATTTCAGCAACAGATAATGAAGCAATTACTGCTCGTGGAGGTGTTGAATCAGTTTGGGAATATACCTATAAGCCAACACTAGATAACTCAGCAATTATGCGAGTTCAGGATGGCATTTATAACAGAATGGAACAGTCCCCACTTACATTGCCACCAGGTATTGGAGACCTTGGATATTATGGATTCTACCCAATTGCATTCCCACGAGGATATGATTATGTCTTTATTGTGGATGCTGGATTTAAGGCTGTACCGCCAGACGTTGAGATTGCTATCAAGATGCTAATTGAAGACATTAAATGCGGAAAGAATGACTACTACAATAGGTTTGTTACAGAATATAGCACAGACCAGTTTGACATTAAATTTGCACCACAATTTTTGGAGGGTACTGGAAACATGATTGTAGATAAAATCCTTAGCAACTATAAGGGTACACTCATCAAGCCAGGATTGCTATGATATGCGAAACCACAGACTTCAACTACCCACTACTTGCTGACATCTACTATCCCATAGTAGAAACAGGTGCATATGGAAATACAAAAAAGACTTGGGTTCTAGATAGAACGATTGCATGCTTTTTTAATCCAGCAGGTAGAAAAACAAAAGAAGACGTTAATTCAGAAAACAAACTTGAAATAGACAATCTGTTGATTGGTAGAGTTAGGAA